GCGCAAACGCGTCGGCTCTTTTTATGCGGATCACCTGCCCAGCGATATCCGCTATCGCAACCGCGCCGGTGAGGAGGTTTCCGTCCCCATTGAGAACGCAACCGTCGATGAGTTGGCGTTCGCCCTCCAACTGGCATCCGAGGAGCAGTCGATCGTCAGCCGTCGGCGCTCGGCGATCGAGGATCTGTACCAAAACGCCCGCAAGTCCGGCGCGCTCGGCGCGGATCGGATGACCGATATCGCGTGGAAGGAATGATCATGAGCACCCTCATTCCCTTCCAGTTCGAATCGCACGCCCTGCGCGTGCAGGTTGATGAGGCTGGCCAGCCGTGGTTCAACGCCAGCGATGTCTGCGCTGCGCTCGAACTTGGCAACGCCCGGCAGGCTATCGACACCCACGTGGATAGCGATGACGTCCAAAAACTGGACGCCATCGACAGCCTCGGTCGGAACCAGCGATCCAATCACGTCAACGAGTCCGGCCTGTACTCGCTGATCCTCGGCAGTACCAAGGACGCAGCAAAGCGATTCAAGCGCTGGGTCACCAGCGAAGTGCTGCCTTCGATCCGCAAGACCGGCGCCTACTCAGCGACCCCGGTGGCTGCCCTGCCGGCCCAGACCCAGGACCGTGTGTCCTCCCTGCTGTTGATCGGTGACGCCGTGGCCAAGGTGCCGGGCGTGAAGGCCGGCATCGCCATGGCGGCGACGCTCACCTGCATCCAGGAGAACACTGGGCTAGTGATCGAGACGCTGCGCCGGGCGCTTCCGGCGGCCAACGAGCCGACCTGCTCCCACAACGCTACGCAGTTGGGAAAGCTGGCCGGATCCTCTGCCAAGGTCACCAACCAGCGCCTCGCAACCCTCGGATTCCAGTTCCGCAACGAGCGCGACGAGTGGGAACTCACCGACGCGGGCAAGGCGTGGGCTGAGGCCATGCCGTTTTCGCGCAACGGCCACAGCGGCTACCAGATTCTCTGGAATCCGGCGGTCGTCGAGCAGCTTAGGGAGGTGGCGTGATGGCACTGCCGATCATTACCGCCGACCAGCGGCTGCGCGAGAAGAAGGGCGTCAAGCTGGTGCTGCTCGGCAAAAGCGGCATCGGCAAGACCACTCAGCTCAAGACGCTGCCTGAAGCAACCACGCTTTTCGTCGATCTCGAGGCCGGCGATCTTGCGGTCAAGGACTGGCGTGGCGACTGCGTGCGTCCAGCCACCTGGCCCGAGTTCCGCGACCTGGTGGTGTTCTTGGCCGGCCCCAATCTGGCGCTGCCACCCGAGTCGCCGTATTCGGAGGCGCACTACCAGCATGTCTGCGAACGCTATGGCGATCCGGCTCAGCTGGCCAAGTACGACACCTACTTCGTCGACAGCATAACGGTCCTCGCGCGCCTGGCGCTGATCTGGGCCAAGACGCAGCCGCAGGCGATGTCCGATCGCACCGGCAAGCCAGACACGCGCGGTGCCTACGGCCTGCTCGGCACCGAGATGCTGGGCGCGCTCATGCACCTGCAGCACGCCCGTGGCAAGCATGTGGTGTTCGTGTCGATTCTCGACGAGCGCATGGACGACTTCAACCGCAAGGTGTTCGTGCCGCAGATCGAAGGTGCCAAGACCTCGGCTGAGTTGCCCGGCATCGTCGATGAGGTTGTGACGCTTGCCGAGATCAAGGCTGAGGACGGCTCGTCCTACCGCGCCTTCGTCACGCAAACCATGAATCCCTACGGGTTCCCGGCCAAGGACCGCTCCGGCCAGCTCGACTTGCTGGAGCCCCCCGATCTGCGTGCGCTCATCGACAAGTGCGCCGCCGCCACCCACACCCAATCAAACAAGGAGTAACCCATGTCCGCCTGGAACGATTTCAACGATGCCGAACAGCAGCAATCCTTCGACCTGATTCCCAAGGGAACGGTCACCCGTGTGCGTATGACCATCAAACCCGGTGGCTTCGACGACCCCGCGCAGGGCTGGACCGGCGGCTACGCCACCCAAAGCTTTGAGACAGGTTCCGTCTACCTGTCCTGCGAATTCGTGATCCTCGAGGGCGAATTCGCTCGCCGCAAGATGTGGTCGAACATCGGCCTGCACAGCCCAAAGGGTCCGAACTGGGGAAACATGGGCCGCACCTTCGTGCGGGCCGCGCTCAACAGCGCTCGCAACATCCGGCCGCAGGACATCTCGCCGCAGGCCGCGGCCGCCCGTCGCATCGCCGGCTTTCATGAGTTGGATGGGGTCGAGTTCGTCGCACGCATCGACGTCGAGAAGGACGGCCGCGGCGAACTCAAGAACGTGGTGAAGCTCGCGGTCGAGCCGGATCATCCCGACTATGCGCGGGGCAACGGGACATCCGGTGCCACTGGCGCGCCTACGCGCCCCACGGCTGCGTCGTTCGCCCCACAGGCCCCCATGGCCGCACCTGCAGCAGCGGCGCCCGCACAGCGCCCCACAGCGCCCGGGAAACCGGCCTGGGCTCAGTGAGGGGGATGCGTGAAATGCTGGGTCTGCACACGACAGGCGCGCGGCTATGGCCATACGGACAACCGTCATGGCATCGGCCACCCGGCGCGCTACCCCATCGACTGGGTGTTTTGCTCACGCCGGTGCCAGGACGCGTTCCACGCGCTCTACGGCAACTGGACGCGGGTCAAGGACGGCATCAAGCACAAGACGGAGGTCGCCATGATCGATCCGTCTGACATCGAACTGGGCGCCATGAGGAAGTGCCTCAAGTCCTTCGGCGAGGCCGCCGGTGAGATCGGATTCGACAAGCCCCTGGGGCACTACTCCGAAGCCGAGGCGCTGCAAGTGATTGATGCCATTGTCACCTGCTACACCGAAACGATGGTCGAACACCACGAGACGACCAAGTTTCCGCCCGTGCGTGGCATGGCGCCAACGCCGGATCCCATGGCGCCCGATGTTGCCAATCCGTTCGCCGATCTGGAGGACGATCTGCCCTGGATTGATGGCAAGGAGGCGAAGCGATGATCGACTTCAATTCCTCATCGAGCATCCCTGGGCAGGTCACGTCATTGGTCGACGCGGGCCTGCAACGGATGCGAGCGTCGCAATCACCTCGGGAATACCTGGGCGCCTCCCGTCTCGGGGTGTCCTGCGAGCGCGCCCTCCAGTACGAGTTCGCCAAGGCGCCGGTCGATGCAGGTCGCGAGACCGACGGTCGGATCCTGCGGATCTTTGAGCGCGGCCACGTGATGGAGGACTGCATGGTCGCGTGGCTAAGGGCGGGCGGATTTGATCTGCGCACCCGAAAAGCCAATGGCGAGCAGTTTGGCTTCTCGGCAATCGACGGGCGACTCCAGGGTCACATCGATGGCGTGATCGTCGGCGGCCCAGACGGCTTTGCGTACCCCGCTCTCTGGGAGTGCAAGTGCCTGGGCTCCAAGTCCTGGCGGGACCTGGAGAAGAACAAGCTCGCGGCCTCCAAGCCGGTCTACCACGCGCAGGTGGTGCTCTATCAAGCCTACCTGCAGTTGCACGAGCACCCGGCGATCTTCACGGCGATCAACGCCGACACGATGGAGATCTACACCGAGCTCGTGCCTTTCGACGCAGCACTCGCACAGCGCATGTCTGACCGGGCGATCAAGGTGATCGCGGCAACGGATGCCGGTGAACTGCTAGCCCGCGCGTATCACGACCCAACCCATTTCGAATGCCGGATGTGCGCGTGGCAGGACCGGTGCTGGAGGACAGAGCGATGAACAACAAGAAAGCGCCACTGGAGCAGGTAGAGCCGATGATCGATGCCAAACAGGCAGCGGCAGCGCTACGCCTTCCGTATTACTGGTTCGCCGACCACGCCATGCGGTCGAAGTACCGGATCCCCCATTACTTGATGGGAGGACTTGTCCGGTATCGGCTGTCGGAACTATCCGCGTGGGCGATGCAAAGCTCGGCCGTTCTGGATCGCGGCGCACCCGACGCCGGGGAGTCCGAATGATTGACTTCAACGACACCCCCATCTCGTCGGACGTCGATCGCCAGGCGCAGCGTGATCAGATCCGTTCCGATCTGACTTCACGGCTGGAGTCAGTGCTGTTCTCGATGTTCCCGGCTGGCAAGAAGCGGCGCGGCAAGTTCCTGATTGGCGATGTTCTGGGTAGCCCTGGTGAGAGCCTGGAGGTTGTTATTGAAGGAGAGAAAGCAGGTCTCTGGACGGATCGCGCCACGGGGGACGGCGGCGACATCTTCGACCTGATCGCTGCCCACCTTGGGGTGGACGCCCACACGGACTTCCCCCGGGTACTGGAAGCGGCTGCTGATCTGGTGGGACGCGCGCCGTCGACACCTTCACGCAAGTCCCGGAAGGATGCACCGGTTGACGATCTAGGACCCGCTACAGCCAAGTGGGACTACGTGGATGCGGCTGGCAGTCTGATTGCGGTCGTTTACCGCTATGACCCGCCAGGACGGAAGAAGGAGTTTCGGCCCTGGGATGCCAAGCGCCGCAAGATGTCACCCCCTGATCCCCGCCCGCTTTACAACCAGCCGGGATTGGTAGGGGCAAGCCAGGTGGTCCTGGTCGAGGGTGAAAAATGTGCGCAGGTGCTCATCGATGCCGGCATTGTCGCCACCACTGCGATGCATGGCGCCAATGCTCCGGTCGAAAAGACCGACTGGTCACCGCTTGCGGGTAAGGCTGTCCTCATTTGGCCTGACCGCGACAAGCCAGGCTGGGAGTACGCAGCGCAGGCGGCTCAGGCCATCCTGTCTGCCGGTGCGCGGACCTGCCACATCCTCTATCCGCCGGAAGAGGCTGCGGAGGGATGGGACGCGGCGGATGCCATCGCAGAGGGGTTCGACGTGGGCACCTTCCTCGCC